TGCAAAGTTTGACCAAGTAAACCAGACAAAATTTGACTCAGCCGTGAATTGATTGACGTTTGCACCGGTGGCAATAAATGGACCAACAGTAAGGTCTCCATTGTTGTCTGCCGTTGCGTAGCGAACACCCTTGTTTGTTCCGATTAGAACACCATTCAAGTAGCTGCCAAGGTGGGTTGGGATCTCTCCGCTTGGGAGGTCAAGTGCAACAACAGGAGTCTGTAGAACTCCAGCAGTGGAGATGGTTAGTTTGTAGATGGCACCTCTATCGCCAATAAAGCCGGCAATGTAGATGGCGTTTGGACCAGAGGCGGAGCCAATCCACTGCCACCCAACAATCGGATGTGTGTAGTCGTCACCACCTACGTTGCCAGACGGGCTGTAGAAAAGTTCGCCACCGTTTGCTCCAAACCCAGTGACAATAAAATATCCCTTGACAAAGTCTACGTATCCGAACTCGTGTCCGTAAGCAACGTTTGATGCCACATCGGCAGATGTGTACTTCCATAAACCATATGCACTGGTAGTTCCTGCGTATGTTAGGTAAACATTTTTACCATCGCTCGTTATGTCGCGAGGGGTAAGTCCTGTTGGAAGACCGACAGTCGCTGTGGTCCAGGTTGGTGAAGAAGCAAATGGATTAGTTGAGTACTTTAAGGTTTGACCGTCAACAACGTAAACACGTGTGTCTGTAACAGCCATTGGCAGGTTTGTGTTTGCTGAATCTAAAGACTCGGCAACACCCTTCAAGAGTGTCAATTGTCCTTTAGTCCACGGGTCCACTCCCTGACTGGTAAAGAACCTATAGTCCTGTGCGTCAGCAGTGTCTGCATACTTCTGTCCAGCACCAAGATGCCAAGAACTTTCACCTCTGCGCCACAAACCTTGCGGGTTAATTGCTGCCTCACCAGGAGTAGTTGATTGGTCAACAGAGTCACGCACACGTGGTTCAAACCCACGGGTAAACGTGTTGGCCTTCTGGTCGACCATGTACTCTCGACCGTTAATGGCGATGGGGAAGATGTCTGGTACCAAGTTAGTTGACGGCGCTCCTGTGAAGAATGGTTGAGCTGGAACGTATGGTGAATTGAACCGAAGGACGCTTGTCACCGATCACTCCCTTGTCAGGAATGTCGGATACGCTCTTGCTAACCGCGCTGCCTCCGCAATAATTCTGTCTTTCCGCAATGCTTTTAAGTTAGAAACAGAGTTAGTGATTGCGCCAGACACTACCTCTTCTGATCGACGTGTGTCACCCTGAGACTCAACAAAGTTACGCTTGATTTCTCGGGGGGCCATCAACCTGATCTGAGCACCAATGGTAACGATATCTGTGACGCTGTCCTGTACGCCACAAGTGGTATTGATATCTGTTGCTTCTGTTGCGGCGACAGTGTAGGGAGCTTTGTATACGACACGGAGACGACCAGGCATAACACCCTGATCAAACCTGATTGCAAAACCGGAAGCATAGTCATCGGTTGGAAGGTCCCTGACAAGTTTGGCTTTGCGAGCCACTGGGTAATCGTCGGCCAAGTAACGAACCGAAACGCTCAACAGGTCAATGACGGATGTTGCACCAGTTAGGTTAATCATCTTGTCATTACCGTTGTATGTAATGTTTAAGGTTTCTACTTTGAACAAACCGTTTGAAGGGGAGGAAAGATCTGTAATTTCGTTGTTGATCTCTTCAAGGACTTGTGCTCTTGGGAACCTTGGGTTTACTGTGACGATTGCCCCAGATGTGTGGGCGGCAGCGGTTGTGCCATTGAATCCTCGTTGAACCGTCAGGGTGCGAGTGCTGGAGTCGGATGCCCAAATGTACATGAGCTCGGAATCGATCTCGCAAACCTGCCCAGCACGAAGACCCTCAACAGAAAAATCAACCACGACACTGGTGGCTGAGCTGTTAAGGGTAGTGGTCAGACGGTTGCGCGCCTCCACCGTTCCAGATAGAAGTTGTCGCAGCGTCTTGTCAATGACGGTTGCTGCTGTTGTCATTTACTTCTTTTTCTTTGGCTTTGCTTTCATCATTGGCTTGCCACTCTTCTTGGCTTCTTTCTTAGCCATGGCCATACCCTTCGGGGTGTAAGCAAATTCTTTCTTTCCTACTTTTGGCATTATCGCTCCTAACTAGTTGTTGTGAAATCTTACCATTTGACTTTGTCTGCCCAGTAAGCCGCAGACATCTTGCCCTTTGCGATGTTCTTGGCATGTCGAGCTTTGAACGCCTTGTTCCTTGCCGACCCATCCGGTGAACCCTGTACACCCTGCTGACCAAACCTAATCAGTTTGACCTGGGCTCCAGACTTTGCAAGCACAGCATGAGATTTCTTGGCACCGGGAGTCTTCTTTGGTTTGTTGTACCCAGAAAACTTCTCGCCGCGATATTCAATTGCCACTTCTTGCCTTCTTTCCAGCCTTCTTGGCTGCTGGGGTATTAGGAACAAACTGCTTTCCCTTTGCATTACCCTTTGCTTTTGCTTTGTTTGTTGCTGCTTTTTCAGCAGGAGTCAGAGCATTCCATGCTGCAGCAGGTAGGTATCTTTTCTTTCCCTTAGATGGGGTGCCGTCAGACGTAGACCACTTCTCTTTCCCCCACTTCTTAAGAGACTGCTGGGATTTAGCAAGAGCCATTACTTGTACCCACCTCCAGCTTTTTTGTACTCGCTAGCAAGCAACTGTGCTTTACGGGCGGACCACTCACCGGGATCCCCACCCTTTGAACCAGCCTTGATCTTGTTGAATAGACGCTTGCGCATCTCCGGCTTGGTGTAATTTCCTGCCGAGTTAACGGTTGATTTCTTTGCTGCCATCAGATACCTATTCCGGTCTCAACCTGCCACTTGTGCTCTGCTTTTTTCTCTACCTCTGCAGCACCATCGATGCGCTTTGGTTGTAGACCCTCTTTGCGCATGCGCTTGTAAGCCGGCATATCTTTCTGCCAGCTGCGCTCAACCTTGTTTGTTGCCTCCACCTGAGAACCCCTGCTGGTTGTACTGTTAGCGCCCATGCGTACACCTGATACGCGACAAGCAAAGCACCCCTCAACATCCAGCCCCGGATGGACATTTCTGTGGATCATGTTATATAGGCTCCGTATCCTGCAGCAGTAAGTTCTGCTACCTCTGTGTCATCCAAGAATATGTTGTGTGCACCTAGGTAAGTTCTTACCGCACTGTTGTTTCTTGGATCGTTAATAGTGTAGGTGCCATCCGACAATCTGTAAAGGTTCTCTGCTCGAATTTGTGGAACTATGTGAGCCATCAACCGCTCCTTCGGATTGAACGTGCCATACATCGTGGCAAAGGTGTAGGTGGTTGTTTGCGGAACGCGGAAGATACGGGACTTAGACCAAAGCACCTGACCGCTCGTAGAACCAACACCAGAGGCGGTTGCCGTTCTCGGGAGAAGCTCAAGTGAAACGGATGAAGATGTTGCTGTTCCGGATGCGGTGGCAAATCTGATGTTTACTATGCGTCGTACTGCGACCGCAGATCCAACACCAGAACCAGTAGCAGCCCTGCGATTCTTGACAAGTCTTACTGCACTAGATGTTCCGGCTCCGGCTCCAGTTGCTACCCTCAAGAGTCCGCGCAAGAAGCTTGCGGAAGAAGATCCAGCGGCAGATGCAGAAGCCGTTCTCTTGAGAAGCAAGAACGGATCAGCTTCGCTTGAGGATGTTGCAGAGCCGGTTGCAGACCTGAACAGAATCTCTTTGTCGGTACTTGTTGATTCACCAGCAGAACCAGAACCAGTTGCAGATCTTAGATTCTTTACCAGACGTGTAGCCGACTGAGTTCCGGCTCCACTACCAACAGCTGTTCGTTCGTATATTGCTGGTCCTATGTAGTAGCGACCACCACTTAGGTACGGGAATGAGTAGTCGGTCAATCGACCAAGACGAAGCTGGATCGGACCAGAGATTACAATCGTGAAACTACCAACAGCGGATCCGGTTGCCGTTCTAAACGCAATGCGAACACCAGTAGCCGAAGATGTTCCGGTTCCAGAACCGGTAGCCGTCCTTGCCCTGGTTGAGACACCTGTTGCAGTTGATGTTCCGGTTGCGGAACCTGTTGCTGCCCGCTGCTTGAGAGGGGCTCCAACGTAAAAGCGACCACCGTTCAGATAAGGGAACGAGTAGTCAGAAAGTCCACCAAGCCTGAACTGTATTGGTCCGGAAATTACAACCGTAAAGTTGCCGACAGCAGAACCAGTTGCGTTCCTAGGAACAATCCTAAGTCTGGTTGCAGAAGAAGAACCAACACCAGAACCGGTAGCAGACTTTGCTGCAATTGTTAACCTTGTTGCAGAAGATGCACCAATAGCAGATGCAGAACCTGTATGTTGATGTATGGGCGCACCAGAGTAAAGCCCAGGACTGGGCAGGTATGGTGTCGAATATTTAGTTAGCGTGCTTTGAATAGCAGCCATAGGGGCCTGCCCTATCTACTAGTCAAGCGAAAGTGTAAGCGAGGTGATCTGAAAAGTGTCGCCAGCGGTTACAGCAGCAGATGCAGAAAGTGCACCCTTCCACAGTGCGTTGCCTGCAGTCGAAGCATCCCACATTGACCAGTGCGTGTAGGTCTCGGTGGTGGAAACGTTCGTCCATTCAACAGTTGCGTTTGTTGCAATTGCGCCAGAAGCAGCCGTAGCCCATGTAGCTTCTTTGCGTGTGGCTTCTGTTGCAGCATTGTTTGTTGCATCTTCGCCCGGATCGCCAGTGTGCAACTTTAGGTAAACGTTGCTTGGCTTGGTAAAAGCAGCGCGACCGGTTACGTGATCGAGGAGCTTGAGTTCTGCGTAGTTAGAGATTGACATGAAAACCTTTCTGTTGTTACCACTATAGCAAAGCCCCCCCACCTAGCTTTCTAACTAGGTGAGAGGGCTTAGCAAGTTTACTTATGCTCCGTTGACACCAATTGACGATGCCGACTCAATGCGACGCAATGAAGCCTCGCGGAAGCGGCCGTAGCCACCGAGCCAGTACCAACCCATTGGCTGCAAACGCATCAAGATGTCGGTCACGTTGCCGCGAACGATCTTTGGCATTGCACCGTTTCCGTCTTGCGCGCTGAACGCCTTGGCAAGAGCCTGACGGCCCATGATCAAGGTTGCGTACGAGTCGCCAGTTCCGGCAGCACCGGCACCGTTGAACGCGTTGGTGAATACCTTCGCGCGTGGTGTCTCGATGAAACGGACGGATTCGAACAAGCCGATTTCGCCGTTGTAGATGCCTTCTGGGTTGACGTAGTTAGCTGGTGTACGCCACGAAGCCACGTCCACTGCTGAACGGAAGTCGTAGGATACGTCTGGGTGGATGAAGCCGATGTACGAACCGTTGAAGGTTGCAACGTTGGCACCACGCAGAGCAGCTACCTGCTTGCGGATGTCGTTTGCTACCAACAGGTCGTCAACAGCCATGGTTACACGGCTTGATGGTGCCGAAGCGCCACCAGTTGCGTAAGCCACGTTGCTACCTGCAGCAAGAACTTCGCGGACGATCTGGTCCAACGAGTCACCGGCGTTGTAACCGATGATGTTTGCTGCTGCCGAGTCAACGTCCAAGAACGCTGTTCCACGCAACTTGGCGGTGGTGACAACTGCGTTACCATACTCGTTAAGAGTTACAGTTACTTGGCTGTCCGACAATGCCGTTGGGGTTACGTCGGTTGTTTCGCTCAACGTGCTGGTCGCTGCTGCGATGTCGTTGAAGATTGTGAATGTGACACCCGTGCCAGGCATTGCCTGTGCTACTGGTTGTACGTCAGCTGCCTGATCGAACAGCATTTCTGAACGCAACGCGAAATACGCGAGACGGTCAAACGCTACCTGATCAACAGACAGAGACGAGGTTGTTGTTTCTCCTGCCATGATTTTTTGTCCTTAAGTTAGATGATGTTTGATTGATTAGCTCTTGCTTGAGCCAGCAATTCCATCACTTCAGCTTCGGACTTGGCGTTAGCCATCCTTGCGGCGTAGTCGACCACCGGTTCTGCGATGTCTCCAGACCTTGCGGCATTACCCATTCGGTTCCACGCCTGTTGTTCCTGCGGGGCCATCTGAGGTGCTTTAGGTTGTGTGAGATTTGCTTCTGCGGCTGCAGCTCGAATTGCGTCAGCTGACATATCACCGTCGTAGGCTTTGATGAAGTACTTACTCATCGGAGATGCAAGGTCAATACCCGCTTCTACGAAAGCAATCTTCTTCTTGGCCTCTTCAGCTTCTGCTTTCAACTGTCGAAGTTCTTTATTCTCGGCTTCTAGTTTTCTCAGGTGTGATCGAACTGGATCCCGATGTTGCTGCTCTTGGTCTTGAACGTCGTCCTCATTGAAGTCTTGTTCTTGCATGACCCACTCCTCCGCCCACGTCTGGCTGGAGGGTCCAAACGGCTGCATTACTCACCCCTATTTAGCACACCGAAGCCGGGGGGTTTCCGATGGTTGTTCCTACTGGAACTAGTTCAATAGTACACCATCACTTGACAGTGTCAAGTATCTAAGCTTGTCCGATACCACTCTTGATTGCGCCACCAGATTGTGTCTGAGTAAAGTTTGTGTCACCAGAGAAGCCGGCGATGCGGTTCTTCTTTCGATCTTCAAGAATCTTGCGAGCTTCCATGTCCGTTCCCAGCGCAGCACCAGCTAACTGATCTGCCGTTAGACCGCGCTCAATGCCTTGAGTTCTGCGAAGTTCATTCATGTCGGCAATGGTGGTGAATGCTTTCTCTTGCTCAGCTTGGGTCTTGCCCTGTGCAGCAGCACCTTCGGCAAATCCAACCGAAACATTGAGACCACCAAGACGCTGGGCGTTGGCTG